GCGGAGGCCTCGGTAAAGGACTGCGCTACCTCGGACGAATCCTGCGGGACTGGCTCGGCTTCGCCCTAGGACGCGCCCGCAAGCCAGAAGGAAGCATCGAGGCCTTCACATGGATTTGACCGACTACAACAACAGAACGCCATGCTGGCCAATGGGCCAGCCATGCCCGAACAAGTGCGCTGCGCAAGTGCACGACTTGATAACGCGGAACCATGTGCACTTGCACGGCCCGTGGGCCGGCTGGCGACTCGCCGGCCGCGACCTGGTCAGCCCAGACGGCATCAGATTCAGCCCCGAGCGACTCCGAGGGCTGGCATGGCGGCAAGAAGCAGAAACCCGCTTGGCCCACATCCGGGCCAAGCACCAGCAGCAAGAACCGCTGGTGACCGTGATCCGCGTCCGCCAGAACGAAATCGGACCCATCGCCAGCTAACGGACGCACAACAAGCGCGCACGCGCCGAAGGTGGGTCACCATGGGTGGGTGGTGAGCACGCCCGGACATACATCAACACCTGAACCCGGAACCGGGTCACAACCGTGGCACCGCAGGTGCGTTGCGAGGATCGCCCAGGAGCGGCTCCAAACTCATCATTGCCCGTGCGTAGGGGGCATTGCCCCCTACACCCCCTGTCGCTAACCTGCGGGCCCAGAAGCNGGGGGCACCATGGAACGAGAGCGACCGCCATATCTANGNGAACTGCCGCGGGACANGCGCGGAAATTGGGCCATATATGCACTCGCCGCAGCGNTATTGGCTGCATTGCTAGGAGGCTGGCGTATCTATGCGGACACAGTAGCCGCATGGCATACGCGATTCCAAAGTCCGAGCCGGAGCGAGCCTGCCACATCCCATGCGAGCCAGGCTCAGGAAATCCAGCGCCAACAGACCCTAGCCCAGATCAGGGCGCAGCGCGAAGCAGCCCAACGCCAAGCGACACAGCAACACAGCACGAACCGCCACGGATGGAAGTGCATCAATGGGACCCTCTTCCGCCCCCTACCCGGCGGCGGTTGGGAGAACGTGCCAAACGAAAGATGCGCTACGTCGAGGCAATAGCAGCCAACGCGACGAGATGAGCAACGTAATACCCGAGGAAAACCCATCGAACGCGCGGCAAGCGCACATCCAGACGCCCCAGCACGAACAGCAACGGCACCGACAACAACGCCCAGCAGTTGCCGTTGTAGATGCACAGCGCAACATATGCAGCACCGAGCACTGCAACAGCGGCAACGTGTCCCGTCCAAGTCCTGGCGCCGAACCACAGACGCGCACCGAGCATCAGCGCCGGGCCGGTCCATTGATAGTCAACGAACAAGCCGAAGACCGCCCATGCCGTGAGCGCAGCCCATGCGCTCCGCGCAGTGCAGACGTACAGCCCCAACGCCAGCGAGAACAGCACATTCACCGGCAGCCAGTACCCGAACGCAAGAGCATGGAACGGCTGAACGACCGCCCCAGCCACCAGCAGGCGGCGAATCGCCCGGCCAGCAGTCCCGGAGTGCGTATCCAGCGCGGCGTTGTAGGCCAGCACGACGGCAAACACCGGGAAAGCAACGCGCCCCAATTCCGACAGCCACTGAAACGAGCCAGAGAACAGGACCTTGTTCACGTGGTCGCCGGTCATCAAAACCAGCGCCAACCATTTCAACAATTCACGGCCGCCTGACGTCATTGCACAAGCCCCGCGCCATCAATCATGACTCCTGCCCCACTCGTAGGCGCTGGCGCAACCTGCTGCACCTGGGCAACCTCGACTGCATGATCGCGCTGACGCTCACGGTATGGGTTGTAGGGCGCACCGTAACGCGCAACCGTGCGACACTCGGGCTGGCTCAACTCGTACAGCGTGCCCTGTTCTGTGAAGCACGTACACGACGGCTCGCGGTAGCTGCCATCCGCCACGGTACCGCCCAAACTGGACATGCAATACAACTGCGGATCGGCAGTAACGCGCCGATCATCGAACACCGGAGCAGTCCAGGGCATAGTGGCAAACCGCGGCAAGTGTGCAGTCGCATAATCCGAGAGACTGGCCCAAACCCCGCGCCCGCCGCCGCCCTGCTCAACAGGAACGGCAGCATGCGGCGGCGCGGCTGACGCCGCGCTCGCCGCCTCTTCCGAAACACTGCCAGCTACAGCATCCGGACGCAGGAAGCTAAACGCAATCCACGCGGCTACCACGGCTCCGACAATCACCGCAGGAATTGCCAGAACCTTGAACGGAATACGCGGCTTGATCGTGTGAACTTCCGCGGACTTGTAAGAGCCAAACACATGCGAAGGCAACAGCCGCGTCTGCCGCTGGGCTAGGTCACGCTTCGCAGTGGACTTGATTTCTTCGTTCAACTCGCCCCACGTGAACACATCAATCATGCGCGTGCCGAAACGCCGCACAACGTGATGATGCGTGCCGATCAGACCACGCACGAAAGGATACAACTGATTCGGCTGCTGCGTAGTCCAAACGAAATCCAGACCGCGATGACGATGCTCCGCGAGGTCCAGAACGTGCTTTGGCGTTGCTTGCCTCGTCGCATCGTGAAGATGGCCAAACCACTTCCACGCTTCATCGACAAAAATCAACGAGCCATCGGGAACAATGTACTGTCCGGTGTGCGGATCGCGCCGGTTCCAGTCCCGCGCATCGTCCAACGGCGTAGCCAAACCCGGCTGTAACCCATCGATTCCAACCGCGAAAATCGGACGCTCGCCCTTCTTCGCCTCTTCAATGAGACGCTCGACCATGAGCGCCGTCTTACCGTTGCCCGGCTGACCAGTGAACAGTTCGATTGGCATTTCAGGCCCCCGATGCCGCTTTGCGGAAGAACACCCGGCCAGCATTCATCGCGTGCCTAGCCGCCACTGCGGAGATGATCATGGTCAATGCTTTGTCGAAATTGAGCAGCCCCATCCATTGCAGCGCCACAACAGCATAGTCACCGCCACCCATGCCCGAAGTTGCGAGACTTTCGAGGTGATCAATGAACGGCTCAACGCCAAACTTGTAGCTCGCCAGCGAAACACCAAACCAAGCCAAGACAGCCGTGAGCATCTGGCCGATGCGATTCTTGAACAGCCAGAGGACAGCAGACGTGATGCCGGAAATGATCCAGCCGAGAATAGCAGGCATTATGCAATTCCCCCACTAACGATCCGCAAGGACGCAAGCCCAGCCAGAATCAACACAAGAGAACCGGCGAGACTCACCCAGTTGCACAACGGCGCAAGATCGAAATTAACCACCACGCCATTTGGCAACGTCACGCTCGGCGGCGTCGGACACGTCCGAGAGTAGCCGTAACCGCTCGAGTCAGGCTCCGGGATATCAAATTCATCATCGCCGGGGCCAGCATCAGTCAGCGTATCGCCGCCGGCCACGTTCGGATCGTGCGTACCTGGACCACCAAGGAACTCGATCAGATCCGAATTGTCACCATCGCCGCCGCCGCCACCACCGCCAGCCGCCATCTTTTCAAGCGCGCACGCTGCCTTCCACTGCTGCACCAGCATCGAATACTCCAACGCATCGCATTTTTCACCGACACACACCGGCGGCGACCCGCACGTGCCGCCGCTAATGCTGCGATTCTTGCGAGTGTTGCAATCAATACGCCACTGAATGCGCGCCTGACCGCACAGAATCGGACTACCGCTGCACTGGGGAGGCGTGCTGCAATCATCACCGCCAGAGAAAAACTCTTCGTCGGCGTCGTCTTCGTTGCCATCGCCGTCATCATCGCGCTTGCACGTACCATCCGGGCCGCGCACTTGACCGGCTGGACACTCGTTATCAACACAGCTACCGTCCGGACCGCGCACTTGACCGGCTGGACATTCGTTCTCGCGCTTGCGACACGTACCATCCGGACCCAGAACTTTACCCGCAGGACAAGGCTCCGGAGCACATTGACCAAGACTGTTAACAGTCTGGCCAACCGGACATTCTGGCTCGTTGGGTTCACAAACGTTCAATGCCGCGTTCCACGTCCTACCGGACGCAGCACACTCGCCCGGATCAGGCCGCTCACACGGCAAAGAACTAGCAAACGTGCCGGTACTAGTACCGTCATCGTTCCTGTAAAAATGAACCACACAGCCAGCATTGCAAGAATACGAACCCGACAGCGGATAAAACTCGGTCACAAAATCGGGGCGCTTGTCACACGTTTTGCCCACGTCAAAAGGAAACATACCGAACAAATAGCAGGGGCCAGACTCTGTCACACACCGCTGGCCGCGATAAAAAGCCACACCCTCTAGAACACAACGAGAAAAAGGCAACTCAGGACGATCATTAATCGCGCGAGTAGCAGCCATGCACTCGAGGTATGCCTCGCCCTGATCACGAGCATATGCCTTTTCAGCGCCGAAAAATGCCAGCGCGATCAAAACGAACGCGCACGCAACAAGACGCGAAATCGCACTAGCGAACATACGCGAGAAACTCATCACTCACCATCGAAAAGGATGTAAAGAGCAACCAGCCACGCGCAAAGCCAGATCCAACCTTCCATGACATCATCCCCAGAAAAAAAGGCCGGAAGGGGGAACCTTCCGGCCTACAGCGGCACATTACATCGCGCGACGCACCCACTTATAGACCTTGATGCCCACCAGAACCAGCAGCACCGCGGAACCGATGGCCGCAATCGGAGCCGCAGCGCCCTCGATGGCGCTAACGACGCCGGACACATCGACACCACCGCCACCGCTGGCGAACGCGGCCGGGGCGACCAGAACCAGCGACGCGGCCGGAGCCATGGCGTACAGCTTGCCCTTGAACTTCTTCAGCATTGCTTTTTCTCCTCACGATTGATCAACGAACTTCCGAATCCGGCGAAAAACCCACGCGCTGCCCCAGAGCAACGCGCACGCCAGGCCAATGGCCTGCGCTTCCTCGATGCTCAGCGCCGGAAGACTGGGCATCTGCGGAACCCAAATTTCCTGTGCGCACGTGCCCGTCGACGCATCAAAATCTCGATCAAGACAGCCTCGGACAACGTACGCCATGACTCAGCCCTTCACCGCGTTGGCGGTCGAAGTCGGAATCGGAATCAAGTAGATGCGGCGGCCGACCCGCAGCGAGTCGAAATCGCCGACTTCCAGCGAGGACACGTCGAGCAGATACTTGCCCGGCGGATACGGCGGCTGATCGTCGCCAAGATTGATAGTGAACGGCTTCGGGAAGTCCTCGCCAGTCTCAATGGCCGCCCGCTGTTCCTTGAAAACAACCTGCGTACCGTCCTTGCGCTTGATGACGCGCGGCGTAACAGTGCCCGACTTGATGATGATGCAGTTCATGCGATTAGCTCCAATTTCCATGCAAAAACCCGGCCCTGAATGAACGAAACCCGCCACGGCGAGGGCCAGAATTCGCCGGTGAGTTTGTCAACGTAGCCGCCCAGGGCTTTGCGAATATCGGCCAACGGACCGAGTGCGGCGCGCGCATCTTCCGGGGCTTTCCACCACCGCAGTTCGCGCCTGGACTCTTCATTGAGGCCGCCGACGCCATGAGTGCGAAAACCCTTCGGGAACGCCTCAGCCATCGCGCCGCAGAACTTGGAGGCGTACTTAGCGAGATACCCGACCGCATTACGGGCGCGCTCGATCTTAGTCATGCCGTGAGGCCACCAGCCGCGCGCGTCCGGCTTGCCCATCCAGTAGCCGCGCGGAATCCAGATCAGGAGGTGGTAGTGAGGCCGCAGGCGCTTTGTGAGTTCGCAGACCCACAAATAACGGAGGCGCGCACGCCCCAGCCCCTTTCGTCGGTTAAAGCGATCGAAGTGGCCCCGGACTCGCTTAACCAATTCGCTAACGTCACGAGGGCTTGCGTCACTTCCCTCTGCGTAGGTCGCAGTGAGCATGTACCACGCGCCACGCACCGAACCCTTCCGCGCTTCTTCGTCATGGAGCCTTGCTCCGGTGATGATGGACTTCCGCAGGCGCATGGCCCTGATGCGGTTCTTGTTGAGTTCAACCGACACGCGGTGAAGATGGCGCGTGTCACTTGTTGAAGAATGGACAAGCCCAAGGCTCGCTGCGCTCGCCTTCGGAAACTTCGCGGCGCAGAGAACCGGCGCGACCTCGGCAGTACGAAGCGCAGCAGCGGCCAGGAGCGCGTCGCGATTGATGCAACTCATGCGATGCCCTCTTCGCACCACAAGCAGCGGCCGTCCTCGCTCAGAACCTCGTGGCAGACCGGGCACTCGTCAAAGTCAGCCACCGGCTCGCCGTTGTACGGGTCCTCAACGCCGCACTCCGGGCACTCGTCAAGCTCAGGGTCAAGATCGGCCCCGCAGTAATCACACTCAGGTTCCAGAATCATCAAACCTTCCTCCGCTCGCGGTGTTGTGCAGCGCGCACCTCGCGCTTTGCGTTGCACACCAGCGCAGCGGCGCGATAGTCCGCGTCCAAGCGCTGGAAGCGGCGGAGACGGACGAAGCGGACGACCCCGGCAATACCGCCCACAACAAACGCAACAGCGATGATCAGCAGGACGACTGCAATAACGCTGCCCATGCCCTACCCCTGCCCCCCCCCCGCACCCCGAAGACCCGCCCCGGCCGGGGGGGAAGAGCCGGGGACGGGATGACCAAGGCCATTGGTCACAAGGCACTGTATAAAGGGCTTGGTCACCTCAGTCAAGGGGCTTGGTCATGGAAATCGGAGAAATCATCGACCGCGCGAAAGCAGCCATCGGAGCCGAGAGCGACAGCGCGCTATCCCGCCACCTCGGACTCAGCCGAACCGCGGTAGGCAACTGGCGGTCAGGCGTCAGCCTGCCGGACCCGGTTTCCTGCGAGCGCTTGGCAGGACTGACCGGAATCCCGCTGGCACGGGTGCTGGGAATCGTAGGAGAGGCCCGCGCTCACTCGCGCGAGGAAAAGGCCGTATGGCGCAAGCTGGCGGCCTCCGCCACCCTCCTAGCGCTGGTGGTGCTGGGAAGCGAGCAGCAGCCCGCACAAGCGGCAGAAATCGGCGTCGAGGCCGACTCGGTGTACATTATGCGAAATC